GTATAATCCTAAAATTGTATCCCCAGTCGTCCAAAGTGCCTTTGTCTATCGGCTCTATCGTTTCGTGAAACTCCGACGCAAGGCCAATAAGAAGCGGTGCCACCTTTTCAGCACACCGTATTTTGAGATCAGTACCAGGTACTTTAAAAGATTTAATACCAATTTCTGCAGGGTCCTTACTGGCAGGCCAACCGTTACTAGATTTTAAGGTCGTGTTCGGCATTACTGCACTCCCATTGGTAATTAGTAGTATTTAAAATTAACTCAGGGTGTCCACACTCGGGACTAGGGGCTATAAATGCGTCTGCTACTGCGTCATAAGTAAAACCTTGACCGGCATAGTTATAGCGTATATTGCCGTTATAGCTTGTCCGCTTTACTGTGTAAGGCGTACCTAAAGCATAATAAGTTTCGGTATCTAAACCGTTAATAGTTTCGGTTTCATCTTTACCAACCGTTACCGTAACAACGATGTTATTTTCGTCTAAATATGCGTAGTGTGCCATTATGCCCAACTTACTGTGTCGGATACGCCTGCGGCTGTAACCGTCGAGATTTTATATCCGCCGCTTGTCGCTGTTGTTTGTGTAACTCCACCGCTGAAGGTTGCCGTAAAAGTATCAGCGTATTTTAGGATAACGACACCTGACCCACCCGCACCAGCGTTACCGCTGCCGTTTGGGAAACCGTTACCGCCACCGCCTGAGCCTGTATTAACCGTCCCATTACCACCAACGCCTGTACCACTATCCCCGCGCCCACCATTACCGCCGCCGCCGGTTCCGCCGGTACCGGCAGGTATTCCAACGCCGCTTGTGTCCTTACCTGATGCTCCGCCTCCACCTCCCGATCTGGTAACGCTTGTCCCACTTATCGAACTGGCTAAACCGTTGCCACCATTACCGCCGGCTGAGGATGTTCCATTTGAACCTGCCGAACCTGCACCTCCACCGCCTCCCGCAAAACCAACTACGGTTGCCCCTGAACCTGTACGCCCACCAGATCCCCCCGCGCTACCTTGACCGGCTGGTGAAGCACTACCTCCGGCAGTACCAGAACCTTGTGCAGAACCACCGCCGCCAGAACCGCCAGAATACCCAGTAGCCGAATCGGCAGAACCACCTCCCCCGCCTGTGCTAGTAACCGTTGCAAAGACAGAATTTGCACCGTTTGAACCTGATATTGTGCCGCCGCCTTGACCACCACCTGCGCCACCGGCTCCTATAGTTAGCGTAAAATTTGTAGATTTCGCCAAGCCTGTAAGTGTCGCTGTTTTATATCCACCCGCGCCACCGCCGCCACCTGCGTAGTTATTATATTGACCGCCACCCCCGCCACCCGCAATCGTCAAATACTCAACATCTAAAGAAGGGTCAAATTTAAGATCGGCAACCGCACCGGCTGCTATTGCGCCGATCATTTACGCAATCCCGCCAAAAATACGCCAAGTGTTAGCTGCCACCCGCACGCATTGAGCTACCTTATGCGTAGCTAAAGTAGGCGCGGCTGATACTGCACCGGCTGAGGTAATCGTTACACCGCTACCAGCTGCAAAAGTTAACAGCCCTGCACCAGTGTTAATAAAGGTAATTGCGCTGCCTACTGCAGCTGCAGTCAAAGTGCTATCAGGTGCAATAGTTACCGTCTTAGTACCAGCATTACTAGTCTGAACTAGCACCTGGTATAGGTCGTCATTGTCTACCGTATAGGTAGCACCTGACTCAGTAGTAACCGTAAAGGCCACTAGGCCGTTAAACATAGCTGCGCTAAGTACGTCGCCGGTTGCAGCCGGGAAACCTGTAGCCATTATTTACCTCTTTCGCTGTTAGTAGGATAATACATTTATACCTAATTGTCCGTAATTAGCGTTACCAATTATAAAAGATTCTATAATTGGCTCTAACGTAACAAAAGTAGTAGACCAGCGCGTAGGGGTTATATTGTAACTTACGCCGAATATCTGCAAAGTTTTATTTAGGGTGCTGGTGCCTACGCTGTTAGGTTGGGTTGACTTAACCGTAATAGTGTCAAAGTAATCAAGCTCTAGGGCTGCCACGATACCTGCGTCATAACCGACAGTATTAAGGTCTAGCAGCGTTACAGCGTCGCACCTTACGGTTGTTTCCTGCCTACTAGCTACATAAGCCAGGGCATAGTTTAAAGCCTCAGCTGTAGTTTGCATTAGTAAATTGGTTTTTTCGTAGCTGTGTAAAAAATACTTATCTATGCTGGTTTGGTTAGTTGCTGTTTGAGTCGCTAACCCTGTAGCCGTTATTGAGGCTTTGTTGTACACCAGGCTATCGTCCAAAACCCACCGTACGTTCTGATATTGGATACCTGAGCCGTCATCTGCAAAACTGGTAGCAGTACCGCCAATAGAGCTAGAGGTTAAGGCGCGATCTTGGAAAACTACGTTACCGCTAGGGTCCATATAAACCGCGCCGTACTCGCTAGTTTCTACAGTCTGCAAGGCGTTTAAGGCAGTCCTAGATGTGCCAGGGTCAACCTGTAGCGTAGTTTGCCCTGTGTCTATATCTCGCATAGAGGTAGGCCAGGCTATCTGATTTAAAATACTGGTAACTCTAGCCCCTGATAATTGACCGGCTGTACCGCCGGTAACAGTTGACACAGTGCCCATATTAAGCAATCTAAAGCCGTCTGAGGCTGTTAATACTGTGTAACTGACCTCCCCTACTACCTGAGCCTGCGTGTAGTTATAGCCCGTTATATAACCTGCAAACAGCGGGTAGACAAGGTTTGTATTATTGTCAGTGGCAGTTATTGTGATCTTACGTAAAGGTGCCAGAAGCCCCGCATAGGGGCTACTTAAATTTTCAGGGTTAAAATCGCCGTTAATGTCTGCGATGCGCACTGAGGCAGTACCGGCTTGAAATTGATCTGCGTTTGCGTTACGTCCACGCTGGATACTTACAGCTTGCACTTGGTTGGAAACGTCAGCTGTAACAGTTGCACTATCGGCTAACACGTTAACGCCTAATACACCAGAGCCAATAATCATAGCCTGGCCAAAAGAAGCCCCAGAGCTAAAGTTAATAATGCAGTTGACGCTAGGGGCTGCCATTAGTTACCAGCCGGTGTAAGGCTATTACCTGCCCTGTTTAATTCTTGTAGCGCGGTCTGTACTGTCTGGTAAAACTCGTAAGTACTGCCTACGTTTATGCCGCCTTGTAAGTTAACCGTTAAGTTAGTTTGCCCTGCATTTTGTGCACCAGTACCGCTAAAGCCTGCGTCCCCTGGCATAAATGGCATATCTATAGCCATTTCGTTATTTATTAAGCTTTGTACGTTATTGCTAACGGTAGCTAGTGGGGGCGCTGGGGCTGGTATTACACCTCCGCCACCGCCTGAGCCTACGCTTGTAATTAAAGCCTCTATTCCGGCTATGCGGCTTCTAGCGTCTGCAAGTATCTCAGCATTAGATTTTTTACTTTCGTCTACTACTGATTTAAGTCTTGCTATTTCTGCCAACGTAGCAGCGCGTTTGGCAGCTTCTAATTCCTCTAACGCTCTTATATCGTCGTTCTTATCCTCGGTCTTTAATGCCTGTAGGGCCTTTACTCTGGCCTCGTCCTCTTTGGATAGTTTGCCTTGCAAGGCCGCTGCTAGCTGTATCGAGTCCATATCAAACATACGGGCTAACTTTTCATTAGCTGCCTGAGCTTTAGTGAGGGTAACTATTGTTTTTTTACTATCTGCTATTTTTTTATTGTTTTTTAATGCAGCTTTAGCCGCTTTGTCTGCGGCTACTTGCCCACGCATTATATTACCTCTGTCGGCTGCGTCGGCTGCTGCCTGTAATGCCTTTTGCTTAGCCCCCATTTGTTCTAAAACTTTTAACGCTTCTTTAGCTTGTCCTAACGGGCTGTACCGTTCAAGTAATCCTATGATGGTTTTTAACCAGCTAGGGGTAGAAGCGTCTAATTTTTTAAAGTAATCTAAAACTATAGTAATGCCTGCAATAACATTAGCCGTACTATCGGCCAAGCCTTGCATTTGTGTAGCTAAATCTTTAGCGCCATTTTGGCCGCCTAGTTTTACTATAGATTCTATTAAAGCCGTGCCTATAGTTTCGCTGGCTTCGTCAGCTGCTACGCCTAAAATGGCTAACTGGCCTGCATAAGTATTAGCTGTGGCTGAGGCTTGACCCGCAAACAGTTTGCTTAATTTTGCTGTGGTTTCCTCAAAAGTCATAGACTTTAACTCTGTTTTAGTAAGCCCTACGCCTAACTTGCTCAAAGCTGTGTTATTACCTAAATAGGCTTTACTTAGAGCTGCTGCTACTGATTCGCTTGACTTACCTGTAGCCGCGCTTATGTCGAGGCTAAGGGCTAGTAACTCTTGGGCTTCACTTGCTGACTGCGTAGCAGTTACTAATTTGTTAAAGGCTGGGCGTAGTTGATCCTCTGATACGCCTGTAGCACGCTGCAAGCTGTCTATATATTTTGTAACTGAGGCTGTAGCAAAAGACTCGCCTACGTTAGCTAAAGTTTTTGCTAAAACTACTTGCTGCTTTTGATCTGCTAAAGCTGCTGCTATAGATTTTTTAGCAAACGCTAGGGCCGCTGTTCCCGCTGCTGCATAACCAAACTTAGAGGCTAGGCCCATAGATTTAAAAGATTTTTCTAAGCCGCCAATACCTTTAGTAGCCTGCTTAGTGCCTTTGTTATTGTAGCTGACAATTATGGGGACTTTAATAACCATTAGCTGGCCAACTTTCGATTAACTGCAGACTGGGCTTTATTTATAGCTGCGTTACTTTTCATAACTATTTCGTCGCGGTTATCCTCAACGGCTTTGTAGGCTATACGGCCTTGCTTACCTCTTACAATAATGCCAGATTGTCTAACTATAAGTTTATTAAAATTAGCACCCTGTTTACTGTTGCCTTTAGGGTTTACGCGGCCTGCAGTTTCATAGATTGAGCCGGCAGGGTTAGCGTTGATAAGTAGGTAGGCTTTGCTTGTCCAGGTGCCACGCTTACGCGCCCTGTCTATCTTAGTTTTAAGGCCCATTTTTACAGCTCTAGGGGTAAAGGTCAGGTCTGCCCAACGGCCCTCCTTTACAGGTCTAGCCCAGCCGCTAAAAGGTGCAACGCTAGGGGCTAACTGCCGTGCGTCTATCTGGGCTATTTTCATAGCCTGGTAAATTGTTTTATTCATCTCTTTTAATGCGTCTGGGTCAAACTTGCGTAAAGCGCGCACAGTTTCATCTAGCCCTACGATTTTTGCTGTGGCCACGCTTTGCCGCCTCGTTTCTGTCTTTAAGTACTTTGTAGACTGCCGCCAACATCTCCGGCGACATCTCTACAAACTCTTTAGGTGCTATGCCAGTTTCAACCGCTAACGCTGCTATTTGGTAGGTAAGTAGTTCCCTATTACCTACCCAGCTAA